CCGCTGGATCCGGCCCGGATCGGCAAGGGCGGGCTGCAATATCTTGCGGTTTTGAACAGGTCGGAAATTACCGCCGGTGAAATCCAGCGCGACCCGCGCCTGCCGGGGTTTGGCAAACCGATCATGTATCGGATGAATCCTGCCACCGGCGCATCGGTTGATATCCACCCAAGCCGTCTTGTCATTGCAACGGGCGAGGAAGTGCCAGATGATCGGTATTCCGCATACCCTGGCTGGGGTGACAGCACGTTGAATGCCACGATCAGCGCCGTGCGGAACCTGGACGCCACAATCGCCAACGTCGCATCACTGATATTTGAGGCCAAAATTGACGTGTTTGGCATCAAGGGGTTTACTGACGGACTGACATCCGCCGGTCAGGAATATGAAACACATGCACTGAACCGCGCGGCATTGACGGCGCGCGGCAAGGGCATCAACGGCGCGATCCTGATGGACGCCGAGGACACATACGATCAGAAAACCGCGAGCTTTGCCACGCTGCCGGACATCATCGACCGCTTTATGCAGATGGTATCGGCGGCATCGGGCGTTCCAATGACCCGGCTGTTCGGCATTTCAGCGGCAGGCATGAATGCGACGGGTGCGGGCGATGAGAAAGTTTATTTTGATCGGGTCCGCGTCATGCAAACGCTTGAGATTGACCCGGCAATGGAAATTCTGAACGAATGCCTGATCCGTTCGGCGCTGGGTAATCGCCCGCCCGAATTGCACTGGACGTGGCGTCCGCTATTCCAGCCAACGGCCAAAGAACGGGCTGATATGGGCAAAGTTCTTGCTGATAGCGCGAAAGTTCTTTATGACATGGACATCTTGCCACAAGAGGCGCTTGCGGATACAATCGTAAACACGCTGACCGAAAGCGGGGCGTTTCCGGGGCTGGAAGGCAAAGTGAAAGAGTTTTTTAACGGCGCGGAAGGGGCAGACGAATGAAAATGACAGACGCCGCCACGCTTACAGGTGCCTGCGCCACAGACGAAGGGTATCTGGTTGCCAATGTCCGCACGGCCCGCATCGGCACGCAGGACTATCGAGGCTCTGAACTTGACCGGCCCGACCTGGACACTGTGACAGTTTACCGCGATGAATCCGAAGTGTTTCGCAAGGCTAGCCTGCAAACGTTTGGCCTGCTGCCTGTCACTGATGACCACCCTGTTGATCTGGTGACGGCCGACACGGCTCGCATGGTCTCGGTCGGCACCACGAATGAGGAAGTGCTGCGCGACGGCGAGTATCTGCGCATCGGCATCAAACTGACCGACGCCGCCACGATCCGCAAGGTGCAGGACGGCAAGCGCGAATTGAGCGTTGGATATACCTCGGAATTGGTATGGGGCGACGGGATTGCGCCGGACGGGACCGCGTATCAGGCGCGGCAAACAAACATCGTGGGAAACCACATCGCTATTGTGGCAGCCGGACGCGCTGGCCCACTGGCAAGAATCGGTGACACTGAACCAATCACTGTAGCGGGGTGGGGCGCATCCCCCATCACAGACGAAAAGGACGTAATCATGGCAGACGCCATCCAAACGCGGACAGTCCTGATTGACGGTCTCTCCGTCGTCACGACCGACGCGGGCGCGCAGGCGCTTGAAAAGCTGCAGGGACAGATCACGGACGCACAGACCGCCCTAGCCGCCAAGGACGGCGAACTGGCGGCCAAGGACGCCAAGATTGCCGAAATGGCCAAGGCCACATTATCCGACGCGGATCTTGACGCCAAAGTCGCGGCCCGCGCTGATCTGATCGGCAAGGCCAAGGCAATCGCCAAGGACGTGGAAACGACCGGCCTGTCCGACGCGGCCATCCGCAAGGCCGCTGTCGTAGAGGTTCTGGGCGATGCAGCTTTGACCGGCAAATCCGACGCATATATTGACGCGCGCTTTGACATTCTGTCAGAGGATGCTGCCAAAGATGACCCGGTGGCTGATGCACTGACAACTGGCGTGACGGTTGCGACCGACGCGCGTGCCGAATACGTCAAGAGCCTCGGCACGGCCTATCTTCAACCCGTTGGCAAAGGAGCGTAAATCATGCCTATTCAAGACGCATTCGGGGCCGCTGTTGATGCAATGCCCTTGGCCCTTCCCGGCATGATTGCAGAAGGCCAGCAAGTCAAAGACGTGGTGTCCAAGCGAGTCACCACTGCACCAGTTGCGTTCGGCCTCGCGGTCGGTCGTGATGGCGTCATCGACGGAGCGGTCAAACTTGGCGGCACCGGCTTTGAAGGCATCGCAATCGCCGACAAGAGCCGCGTTGGCGACGAATATATCGTCGGTGAAATGGCGGGCATCTTGCGCAAGGGCACGGTTTGGGTCACAGCATCGACTGCGGTTGATCCTGGTGATGCAGTAACCTTTACCGCCGCGACCGGAGTGATTGGTGAGGGTCTTGCCATCACGATTGCCGGGGCAAAATTTGAAACTTCGGGCGAGATCGGTGATCTTGTTCGTGTCTATCTGCCGTAAGGAGCAAAGACAATGAACACGCAGATCATGGACGCGCCCGCAGCTTTGGGTTTCGTCATTTCGCAGCGCAGCCACATCGAAGCCGAGGTGATGCGCAAACCCTATCCGACAATCCTCTACCCGCGCTTGATGCAGGTGGACACGTCGGCAAATCAATTCGCAGCATCCGTCACGTTCTTCACGCAGGATTCGGTCGGGCGCGCAAAATTCATCAACGGCAAAGGGGACGACATCCCGCGCGTTGATGTAACGAGCGGCAAGTTTGAGCAGACCGTCAATATGGCGGGCGTCATGTATTCCTATTCGATTGAGGAAATTGGCGCGGCGGCACAACTGGGCACGAACCTGCCCACTGAGTCGGCAAATGCGGCGCGGATGGCGTATGAGCAGCTGGTCAACAGCACGGCGCTGATCGGCAATGCTGACATGGGGATTGAAGGTCTCTTCAACACCACAGGCATCACATCGGTTGCGTCTGCGGCGACGTTCGCACTGTCCACGCCACAGGCGATCCTCGCGTTCATTAACGGCCTGCTGACCGGCATCAAGTCGGGAAGTCTTGGAAATCAGATTGCGGATACCATTGTGTTGCCTATCGCTCAGTTCGGTGATTTGGCCACCCGCCAGATCGCGCCGGAAAGCGATGTGACGATCCTCGACTTCATCCGGCGCGCCAATGTCTACACCGCCCAGACTGGTCAGCCGTTGAACGTCTTTTCTGACTACAACCTGACCAACAAGATGGTGGCTTACCGCAATGATCCGAGCGTGGTGAAGTTGCACATGCCGATGCCGCTGATGTTCCTCGCACCCCAGGCTGTAGGGCTTGAAGTGCGGAGCTACGGCGCATTCCGGTTCGCGCCGGTCAGCATCCGCACCCCAGCGGCTGTGAGATATGGGACTGGTTTGTAACTATGACAAAGCACACTAGCACATACCCCGGCACGCTGGTCATGCCTGACGGCACTGAGGTCAAACTCGGTGGCGACGTTCCTATCTCCGCCGATCTGGCGAAGACTGAGGGCGTCGCCGGATGGATTGGCAGCGGGTGGCTTGTGCCGATGACCGCCAAGGCCGAAGCTGACGCCAAGGCGGCACAGCCCGTCATGCCAACTGGCAAAAAATAACCATCGGGCGGGCTGTCATGGCCCGTCCATTCATTGGAGCGTCACATGATCGGCACCACCACAGCACTGATCGCATATGCCGGGGCGCGCGGCACGGTAATCGCTGACGACGCCGCGACTTTGCAGGCGCTGGTCCGGGCGTCAGATTACATCCAATTTACCTATCTGGACGGATCAAGCTGCACCGTTGACAGCGATAACGTCGTGGAAGCTGCATACGAAGCGGCCATTGCCGAGGTGGCAACGCCGGGCATCTGGACCAAGACATTCACGCCAGCCGAACAGAAAGTTCTTGTCGGCGTTGGCGATATTAAATGGCAGGTGACGGGTGACGCCAGCAAGGGCGGCGCGGCCATCCCCCGGTCCACCAAAATCGAGGCCATGTTGCGCCAGTGCATCGGCGGCGGGCTTTACGGTTACTCGACCGGCCCGAGGTTGGTATGAGCGGCGCGGATATCACGGCAGACGTTCAGGCAGCCTATGTCGAAGCGGGCATTGCGGCGGGCAACGGCACGGGCGCGCCGATTGTTACGATCAGCCGACCAGGCACGCCCACTGGCCCGGAATGGAACCCCCACACCCGGCGCGCCTGTTAATCACGTATTCGTCGCCAAACCGTCATCCAAGGCATACACTCAGCGGACTGGCTTGGCATTGGGTGCGGGTGAGTTGGTCTATTCGCTGGTGAACCGCGGCGTGACGATCACCCCTAGCACATCGGATGTGCTGACAATCGACGGCATAAATTGGCCCGTGCAGGAGGTTATCCCGATGGACTCGGCGGGCTTTGTCATATCCTGGCTGGTGAAGGT